AGGCAGCTTGGGTGTTCAACTGTCTCCTGCTCAACAAGCACTACAAGAGCAGCTGTTAGGACAAGCTCAAGGATTGTTTGGTCAAGCAGATGTTGATCCAGCCGCTGCACAGATGGCCCTGTATGAGCAAATGAGAGCCGTACAGCGTCCTGAAGAAGAGCGTCAGCGTCTTGCACTAGAAGAGCGTATGCTTTCACAGGGACGCTTAGGACTATCCTCCTCAGCTTACGGTGGTTCTTCACCTGAACTACTAGCTATGGAGACAGCACGTCAAGAAGCAATGGCTCGTGCTAACTTAGGCGCTAGACAACAAGCAATGGCTGAACAAGCACAAGCAGTTGGTCTTGGTCAAGGGCTCTTAAGTTCAGGCTTTATGCCACAGCAGCAGGCACTTTCATTACTAGAAGCGGGTCAGATACCAGCAGGTTTAGCTCAGCAAGGAAGACTAACGGGTACAGGGCTTCAAGCACAGTTAGGTAGCTTGGGGCTGGAGTCTTATATGCAAGGCGCTTCGTTGGCTAATGAGTTAAGACAACAGCAACTAGCTAACACGCTACAAACTGTTACAGGTAGACAAGACACTACAGGAGATTTTGTAGGTGGCTTACTGGGGCAGATCTTTGGTAAAGGTAGAACCCCGCAGGATGCTGTTGTTGATCTGTCTCCTTATGAGTTGAATTTCCTTTCATCTCGAGTAGGTGGGACACCTCCTTCAGCAGCATCAGCAGCAGGACTGGCACGTCTCAATGCAATGTTATCAGGTGATGACGAAGACTTAATCGATCCAAAAGGCGGTGGACAATAATGGCTAAAACAGATTTAGTAGGTTTATTAACAGGTATTGGGTCTTCTCCTATAGACCCTACAATAGCTATGACTCCTAGACAGGCCGCTCTACAACGAGGCGCACAGTATGGTCAAGGGTTTCGACGTAGCGTTGGTGCTTTAACAGGCGCAGACACGCGCACTAACCCAGAAACGGCTGCTGCGGCTATGCGTGGATTAGATATTACTGATCCTGAAGACCAGCCTAAAATATTGCAAATTGTGCGTAAATATTCTCCAGAAAAAGAAGCACAAGTCACTGCGGCAATTGGAGCACTTGCTGAAAAAGAAAAAGAAAAAATCTATAGAGGGGCTTTAGTTGCTAAAGCTAGAGCTTTAGGATTAAATGACACCGCAGATTTAGTTGCCGGTGGTGCTCCTACGAAAGCAGCAGAAGAACAAATATTAGAAGCTGAAGAACGTAACATAATAAGTAAACAAGGACGTAAGGGAAAAGCGGCTCTCGCTCGTTCAAAAAACGCAGGGTCTGTTGTAGTTGAAAGTATCCTAAAAGGTCAATACGATAATATGTCAGATACTTTGTTTTTAGAGCACTTACGTGGTGAAAAAGCAGAGTTAAAGACATTTAAACAAATGGTTGATGGTGAAGAAACTGTACGTCCTTTCCGCGTTAATGAGTCAGGTCAAGTTTATAACGCTTCTATTGACAAATGGGTCAATCCGGTTGATTTAGGTTTGACACAAGCCCCTCAAGTTACTAAAGATATTTCTCAAGCCAATACTTTTGCATCGCGTCTTACTGAAGGGGCTTCTAACAACTTCTTAGAACTTAACGAAGCAGCAAGAACAGCAGAAGAAATACTGACATTAAATAACAGATCTAAAGTATTAATGGATGAAGGAATTAAAACAGGGTTTGGAGCTAACTTTAGACTAAACACAGCAAGACTAGCTAAAGAACTAGGTTTAGTTCCGATGTCACTGGACGATGTTGCAGCAACTGAAGAGTTTATAGCAATACGAGCAAGACAGTTAATGAAACTGCTTCCTGCTTTCGGCTCAGGAAGTGGCATTTCGGATCGAGATGTTGACATCGCTAGAGGAATTGCAGGTGGTGATGTTTCTTTGGATCAAGAAGCGTTAAGACGTATTCTATACATGGAAGAAACTTTAGCTAGGGATTTAATTGAAAAAAATAACAAGTCGCTAGAGCGTATGATGAAAATCACAGGAGAAGAAATGAGTCCTGCTGTTGCTGAAGGTTTTTATATATCGCTGCCTAAACGAGAAGACTACGCTATTCCCCCTAACGCTGCTAGATATTTACAATAAAGGAAAATTAAATGGCTTACACACAAGAACAGTTAATCACTGCGCTTAGAAAAGCTGACGCTGCTCAAGATCTTTTAGCAGTTAATGAACTAACAGGAATGCTTGAGGCTTTAGAGCCTAAACCTCCTGTAGAGGGTTATGATCCTTCTGCTTTTACTTCTCCTGAACAATATCGTAAAACATTAGGAGCTATGAGCGAAACAGTTTCCGACTTACCTGTATTTGCTAAAGAGCTAAGACAAGAGTTTGATGACCCTGCTGATCCTGAAGCAGCATGGGCTTTAGCAACTACTAAAAGAGGGGTTTTAGGTACAGGATTAGAGTTATTAGGTCAAGGTGCTAAACTTTCGCTTATGGCGCTAAGTGAACATACTCCAGACTCTGTTGAAAAGAAGATAGTAGACACTCTAACACCAGTTGCTAAAGTTGTGGCTGACAGCCCTATAGGCGATTTTGCCAGCTGGTCTTGGGATGAGTACATGGAGTGGAAAAATGACAACCCACGTAAAGGAAGGGCTTTAGAAGGTGTTGTGAATGTTGCTGAGCTTTTTGTCCCTCCCCTGCGTAGAACTCCAGTTACAGACGATAGATCTTTAGTTAGAACACTAGCTGACGAGCAGTATGGTCGCGCTGTAGAATTAGAAACAGGTAAACGTAGAGACTTTTTAAACACTGTAATTACCCCTATTGAAACAAAAGCGAACAACGAAAAACGAGCGGCGCGTATGACTCAGGATGAGAAGGGTCGAAACATCTATCAGCCGACAGATGATGAAATTGAAATGGTCAACGTGTTGTCTCGTATTGATGAAATAGATCAAAAGCAGTCTTTTGTAAAAATACGAGAAATTTTAGAAAAGCAAGTAAAAACCACTCACGATAATTTAAACAACTTGCTAAAGAAGTCTAAGTTTAAGTTTAACACTAAAAAGCTTGTTAAAAAAATGGAAGCACAAGTAGCTAAGCAATTAGATGAGAACCCTGTTCTAGTTGGCGATGCAGGTAAAGTAGCTACTAAAATATTTAACAGAGCAGTCAGGTTACTAGCTGAAACAGATGGCTCTCCTGCTGCTGTAATGGATGTCCGTAGGCAGTTAGATGATTGGGCTAAGAAACAAGGTAAGTCTTCTTATGATGGTAATGAAAACGCTTATACAGTAGCTCAAAGATCAGTTAGAGATTTCCTTAATGACGCTGTGTCAGAAGCAGTACCTGAAACTGCTGTTTTAGAGAAGCTACGTCGACAACATTTATTACTACGCGCTAAAGATAGGGTTTTGCCTAAATCGGCTGTTGAAGCAGACACTAAGTTAGGAAGATCTTTACAAAACATAATGAAAGCTACAGATACGACTGTTTCTAAAACTGCTTTAGGTAAAATAGGGACTGTTTCTGTTGCGGCTTCTGTATTAGGAGGTGCTGCTTTTTTAAACATACTTCCCACATTGACAGCTTTAGCTGCTACTGGTACTTTAGGCTATGCTGTATATAGAGGAAGTGTCAGTCCCACATTACGTAAAACACTGTCTAAAGGTTTACGAGAGATAGACGATGTGTTGTCTAAGAAGAGTCTAGGTAACGAAATGCGTAAAGCGTTACAAGCTGATCGTGCTGTTTTTATTGAGCTGATGAAACTGCCCACAGCGCCTGAAGGGGCTGATGAAGAACAAGAGGAAACTGTAAAATGAGCGACGCGCTAGACAACGATACTTCTTTTTGGGACAACCTTAAAAGACGCACAAATAATGTAAAAAGAACAGCGAGTAGGCAAAACCCTGACGATAATCCTTACTTAAACTCTGCTGAATTAGGTATAGCGGCTTTAGGTCAAACAGCGGGATATTTGGGAGATGTTGCGGGAGAGTTTGTTCCTGAGTCCTTTCAACAAGTCGGAGAGTATCTTGGAGAAGCAGTTATGTCTACTTCTCCTGCACAAACTGTTTCTCGTTTTTTGTCAGATGTCTCTGAAGAATACCCACGTACTTCAGATTTAACAGGGAATCTTTTTAATATAGCGGGGGCTGGTGGCGCAGGAGTTTTAACTAAGAGTGCTGCAAGAAGCACAGGGAATCTAGCCAATCAAGTTGCTTCCACGATGCCTACGTTAATTGAAGGTTTTTATTCTGGAACACCATATACTTCTTTTCTCAGAGACGCTTTAAACGAAGTTCCTCGTTCTGTTTCAGCTAGAACAAGCGCCGCAGAACGTGCATCTGAACGAGTCACTGGCATTCCTTCTGCTAAACTAGACGATATAGAAAATAGAAGTAAAGTTGCACAACGGATGGAGAAGCAGGCGGCCTCTAACAAACGAAACGCAAACATAGCACAAAAGCTTGGTTTTGAAAAACAAGCAAAAAAATACAACGCAACAGCAGAGAATCTTCTTAATAAAGCAAAAATTTCTGGTCAGGATTCAGAGTTTACTGCTATGTCTATTGAAGCGGGAAGAACACCTAAAATTTCAGCTATAAGCGAAAGAGGGGCCTTATGGAACAGCCCTTACAACTTAGCGTATTACGATGCAGCCATACCAAGAGAAGAGGTAGGTAGGCTCTCAGAAGGAATAGGAAATAAAAATAGAATAGCAGATGACATACCGGAAGATATTGTTGGGGCAGCTACAAATCATCTGGTAAACGGGCCGCACATAACGGAGAGCCGTTTTCAAGATAAACTGTTTGAGTTTCAAATAAAAGCCACAGAGGCAAGTAGAAAGTCTGGGGTTATAGAAGGATCAGGCGCAGGTAAAGGCTCTTTAATTATGCGCTCCTTTTTTAACAGCGCAAAGGAAAAAACAACTAGCGGTATTCAAAAGTACGCTAATAAAATTAAGTCTTTAGAAGGCCGTGATTTAACCCCTGAAGACACCATAGAGTTTGCTCAGTTAGCAGCGACTTTAAACAAAGACAATGTTAAACTCCTTAATCTAGGCAGACGAGGAGCTAGGGTTAGAGCAGATGATGACGGGGCTGCTTATTTAGATAGAATCTCAAAAGCAAGAGCAATGAAAAGAGCAGGTAAAGAACCGGCGGAGGCTCAAGCAGACGCTCTATTAACTTTTGAAGAACTCATAGAGGCGGGAAAAATTAAACCTGCTAGAATTACAGACGCAGACGGTACTGTCGTTAGTAATTTAGACTATGACAAAATTAAAAAACCAAACAAGTTTATAAAAACATCTACATACTTTGCTTCTCAACAAAAGGAATTAGGAGGTGTCAACCAATGGGTTGCTATTGATCCGTACAATAAAACCACATACGGAATGATTAGTGACGGCCATGACATTTTTGGGATGAACCCAATAGGAGGACACTCAGTAATTACTGCTCAACCTATAATGAAACAGAACTGGTCAGACGTAGGTTTTAAAGACCAACACAAAAGCAACGTAGACAAAAAAAAAGTAAGCGACTTAGTAAAGGAAGTAGAGAGAAGAACAGGAGTTAAAGCCCCTAAGAACATACGTGACGCTAAAAACAAAGAGTACTACAAAGCTGCTAAGAACTGGACGAAAACCGCGCTAAGGGCAAAGCAAACGCCCACTGCTGGTGAAATTAAAGCGGCTAATAAATCTAAAGCTAAACTTGTTTCTGCTCCCGTACTAGGTACAGGTTTATTAACAGGACAGGCACTGGCTCAAAACAACCAAGAGGAATAAAAAAGGGGCCACTTAAGGCCCCTTAGTTTTATCTACACTATTTCACACGCACCACCTACACACGCTAACTCTTGTGACCCTGTAGTATTATCCTCCATTTCAAAATACTCTAGGTCACTCCACTTCACACCAACCGGCATTGCAGCTACTAACTCTTCATACTTTTCAGCGTCAATGTCCTCATAAGGAGCCTGCTGATATACATGATCGCTATACGGCAACAAACTAATACCACTACACAGATCAAAGTTATCCCATATCCATTGAGCCACCTGCAAGAACTCGTCATCCGTGTAGTACACAGTGATACTTGGCTTATGCTCGCACCAATGGTTCTGGTAAGCCTTCCAAAGTTCTAACTGCTGCATCGCCCCTACCTGATTCACTGTCACAGAAGACTCTGGAGCTTTTACTGGGAAGCTGAAAACCAAAGAAGCTTTGCTCATCAAGTCCTGCTCTACTGGGAAGCCAGCCGTTGACATAAACTGTGCAAGCGGGTCTTTCTTATCGCTACGAACTCTGCGAATGTAATGCTTAGAGAAGCGAGGATGGATACCGCTAGCAGAGTCAACAAGCTGAGATACAGTACCGCTAGGCTTAACACATGTAATAGCCGCAGACTGATTAATACCAAGTTTAGCAGCCCATTTCTCATTAGTTTTAACAGCAACGTCACGTATCTGTTCAAGCCATTTCTCCAAGTCTGGGGAATCACCTTTGCTCAACAAGTAGTGATCCATGATACCTGTCATACTTACGCCAAGCAGGGCCTCTTCCTCTGTGTTCCTCTTCCATACATTCCGTAGATAGCGGAAGTCCGTCAGCGTAGCCTGTAGAGTACCGATGATGGCCGCTACTTCTGCCTTCTTCTTCAGTGTTGACAGGTCATCTTGAGGACGCACTACAATCTCTGACAGATTACAGAACTGATTACTACGCAGAATGATCTCAGAGCAAGGGTTAGTCCCAAAGTCATGCTCAGGATCTCGTCTACCATTACGCGCTGCGATCTTCTTAGCTGCTATGCGACTGAAGATACCACGCTCTCCTGCCTTAGACTCGTACATCGTCTGCATCTCTGCTAGGAAAGACTCGAAGTCTGGCTTCTCAGTGTACGCTACAGAGTTGTTAGCAAGCCTGCGTTGACCCTCAGTATCCCACCAGTTACCTGACTTAGCCTTAGCCATACGTGGGTCAGACAGGTTAGAGAGACTAATCAGTGCAGACCTACGCACACCGCCTACAACTACAATGTCAGCAATCTTACAGCAGATGTCATGGCACTCAATGCTGGTTAGCTTACGTCCTGCGGCCTTCTGGAAAATGCCCACACAGAAGTTGAACAGATCATCTAAAGGTTCAGGGCCAGAGGCTCGACCACCGAAGGTTTTAAGTCTAGCGCCAGCTCCTCTGATCTTGTGCATGTCCCACTTAGGTATCTTACCAGCATAAAGAAGACTAATAAGTTCTCTAAAGGCAGATGCCCAGCCTATCTTACTATCCGCTACAACAACGACAGTATCTGTAGGGTGGAAAGTCTCAGCAATCTCCGGGAGCTTGTTAATGAACGCTCTCTCTACACTGAAGCCCACACCTGTGCCGCACATAAGGACATACATTAGCTCATCAAAGCTTCGTGGTGAGTCAATATGTAGGTAGCTACAGTTGAACCCTGCTACGTTGTCCTTAGCTAGTGCAGGCCCTGCTGTCATCATGCAACGCATGGAGGGCATCACGTCCATCTCTAAGATAGCCTCTTTAAGCATGGTGTAGTCCTTGCCCTTCAGCTGACCACGGTCTTTAAAGAAGTCTACATAGCGTGTTACTGTCTCTTGCCAGTTCTCACGCCTGCCTTCCTCTGGCAACCAACGGGCATAGCGGCTCTTGTGTATAAACTGTTGGTACTGATCCATTACTTATTCTCCTTTATTACCATTTCTGTTAGTTTGTTTAAGTACCATCCAGCTTTCTGTAAGTCCTCTACCTGCTTGCCCTTGTAGTCATAGCGCCATAAGTACTTCATGCAGTTGCCTTTGAGGTACCCCTTGAATGCCGCACTAGACATAGACTCTTCGATAGCTTCAATGCACTCGACGTTGCCTGTGTTGTAGTGACTAGGGTTATTCACCGGGTCTAGTTCTTTAGCTTCCTCCGCAGCCATGTTAATATAAGGCTCCATTGCTGGGTGTTTCTTACGTAGTGCATCCCACTGTGCCGGTGTTGCGTCGTTAATACTCATCGTCAAAATCCTCTTCTAATCTATCAAAATGTCTAAGTATTCTGTGTTCAAAAGCGTCTACTAAATCCACCGTAGTGATAGACAAGAGTTCACAAATTAAATCTTCATCGAGATGTTGAACAAGACGCTCCTTTAGTTCCTCCAGTGTTAGTGCCATTATACTTTCTTCCTTTTAATATAACGTGTCAGTTCTTTAGCCGTTGCAACAGTGAAGTGTTTAAAGCCTTCCTTGTCACACCACTCACCCATTGTAATCTTACCACCCTTGCGTACCTTCTTGCTGGGGTTTGACAACACAAAGATTAACTCCCACTCAGGCATTGAGTCTCTAATGGCCGTGTACTTTTGAGTATCCCCTACCCTGAAGAAGCCTTTACACTCGATAAGTACTGCCTTGTCTTCGTGTACGAAGTCCGGTAAGTATTTCTTATGTATAGTGTAGGACAGTCCGTATGGCTCAAAAAGGTACTGCCCGTCTAGCTTCTCTGACAAGTCCTTCTCTAGTCCTGATCTAAAAGCCCTCTTCATCTATTTTGATCTCCTGTACTCGTGGCTCGTTTACTACGTTTACTAAGTACTTTGGCCCGTAGGAGTACTTGAAGACTCTTAACTCTGGGTAACAGTGGTCTTTGAACTGACAATAAGAGCAACCAATAGAGAGCTTTGAGTTTCCTGATTTGCCGTCCGGCACAGGTTGGTAACACCACTCCTTCGGTTCTGGCTGCTCTACTAGCTTTTTTATGTGCTTGACTCTTTCAGCTATATCTCCTTTTAGAGCCGCATACACAGGAGCTTGAGTATCCTCTAGGTCATACTTGAGGTAAGTCAAGTGGCCGTTAGCCTTGTCCATAGCCAACCAGCCAAACTGTGTTTCGCCTTCTGAATGAGCGTATGCCTTGATCTGATCTATGTAACCAAAGGGATCGTCAAAGGCCAGTGATCCGTCCTTAAACTTCTTGAATCCAAAACTGCTAGCAGACTTGACATCGGTCACAACGCCGTCTATCTTGCAGTCCATGTGACCTACAATACCCTCTACCTTGCAGACCTTCTGCTCGTCAGTGACAGTGTGTCCTGCCATACGTGTCAGAAACAACAACATCTCTTCAATCAGGTGACCGTACATAAACTTAATGTAGGTGTGTGGTTGTAGTTTCTCACCTTCTGTACCATTAACATGATTCCAGAGATACTTGTCGGTGCGGCCGATATTTGACAAGCGTAGCTTGCGGTTATCCTCTCGCTTCTTCCGACCAAACTCAGTACGCATCAGGGCTTTAACGCCTTCCCCGAACTTCTCTATCTCTGCCTCTACATCTACAGATGGGTCAGCGTCCTTGCTTTCCATCAGTGCGTAGATGTCCGCTACTACATTGTCCGTTGTTTTATTAGTACTCATGTATCACTTCCAGTATTAGTTCGTTTGCTATCGGGGGTGGCAACCTGAACCACTCGTTGATGTTGTCACATTCCTTTGCTAATCTTGTGTGTGCTGCTGACTCCGCTGCTCTCCTGTCATCTACCTCGTAGGAATAAACCAAGATGTAGTCTCTGAACGGTGAGGATGTTTGATAACTCTTAAGCCTGTCCTCTGAGTCTACTGCCATCCCTACCTTAACCCACTCAGGCCACGCAGGGTTAGTCATTACATATACATACCCTTCTTTGACTTGGTTGTACACTTCCTGTGTTTTCCAGCCAAACAGTTTAGCCAACAGACTGGGTGACCTTTCCCCTCTCTTAATCCTATTCTCTACTCTGCGTATGTCATAACATGCCTTACATTTGTAATGCTTCTTAGCTACAAAGGACTCATACCAGTTGTCTTGCGTTAAAGGTACTGAGCAGCTGATACACTCCTTATCAATGGGTGTCTGCCCAGCTTCGTCCGACTTTGTAATCTCCTGCAAGGGGACAGTTGAGTTTGAAGTGGACTCCTGCTGCTTCAACACAGCTGACTGCAAGTCTTCCGAAAACCTCTGATTTCTTTTGTTCGACCTCTGTCTGGATTTCATCGTGTATGTTTCCTATTATGTTGTAGTCTATACCCCATATTGTAGCATATTCATGCAACAAACACAAGGCTTTCTTCATCACAATGGCACCTGCTGATTGTAACAAACTGTTTAGTGCCGCATGTTCTGATCGTATAAAGACCCGTCTCCTATCCAAGCCAAGAACATAGCCTCTTGTAGCTGCCACTCCAACTCGTTCTCGTAGTGTTCCAAGAGCAGGCGTATTTGATAGGAACTTTTCCTTAAGTCTTCGACCGTCCTTTGCATTTCCTCCAACGATACTTCCGATCTTAGCGTCACCGGCTCCATATAAAAAAGCGTAGATGAAAGTCTTTGCTTGATCTCGAGTGTCAAGGCCCGCAGCCAGCTGGTTTGCCGTGTGAATATCTCCGTTGAGAATTTCATTAGTATAGTCCTCGTCGTTCATATAGTGTGCTAACATTCTTAATTCTAGTCCTGAAGCGTCCATACCTACTAGATCGTAACCCTCCGGTACTGTCCACACATCACGACATTCCTTGCCGTAAGGTGAATAGACTGCTGGGACTTGACCCATGTTAGGGCTAGAGTGCGTCATACGTCCTGTAACAGCGCCGTTAGCGTTGACATAACCGTGTACCCTACCGTCGTCCTCGACTGCATCTAACCAGCTTTGAACCTGAGCAATACGCTTCTGTATCATCAAGTACTCACCAATCAATGCCGCCTCTGGTATGCCCTTCACTTTACTAAGCACCGCCTCGTCTACTATAGGCTGTCCTTTGTCCGTGAACTGCGAAGGCTTCCAGCCAAAGTACTGTAGGTAACGGCCTATCTGCTGCCGGGAACCCAAGTTAAACGCTGGAAAATCAACACGACTAAACTCACCGCCTACTGTATCCCAAAGGTCTCCTAAGAATTTGAGCCCAACAGTAGAGAGCGTACCATCCTTCTTAATCTTGGGGGTAATTTGTCGGACAAATGTCGGTAACGGTATGAAAGTCGCATGTACTTTGTCTTCAAGCTCATATTTCTTCTCCTTTAATTCTGCAAGTAATAAAAAAGCTTTCTCTTGATCTAGCGTCCAGCCTCTTTTAATTTGGCGCGATATAATATATTGCACTCGATGTTCAAGACTAATGCTTTCACTTCCAAAACCGTCAAGGTCTCGAAGTAATCTCTTGTACACCAAGACATTGACCTTAACGTCCAGTACGCAATAGTCCACCATGTCCTGCGAATAGTTATCCCAATCATTATGTTCTCCTTTGGGTTGGTTTAGTCTGTCTCCCCAGCTTGCAAGCGAATGGCCTCCTTCGCGTGAAGGGTTTGCCAATCGAGACATGACTAGAGTATCAGACACTTTACAGTTGCTGAAGTCTGTGCCTAGTAGCTGCTCAAGTACTGGTATGTCATAGTCAATGATGTTGTGACCTATGATCTCACAGTTCCCTAGTGCTGCAATGTAATCGTTAAAAGTAGGTAGCGTAGAACCTGAGAATATCTTAGTCTCACCGGTGTCTAGCTCCTGCACCACAATCACCCAGACCTTTGTAGGCTTCAAGCCGTTTGCTTCAATGTCAAATACTATCTGCTTCATTAGAACTCCGCTTTGTCATCTGGTATTGGACAGTTAGTCTCGATCATGCGACCGGACTCCTTATCGTAGTACAGGTAACATGCGGGGCCAGTTAGTCCAACAAATCTATTTTTCAATACACGCACACAAGTGGTGTTCCGTATCTCTGGATCAGCGTGTTGTTGGTCACGCTCCAAGCCTATAACTATGTCGCTAAGTTGCGCGATCGCCGCCGATCCTCTGAGTTCTCCCAAAGAAATCTTACCGCCGTCCTCGTGTGCCTTAGCGCCGCTGGGCCTGCGAAGGTGTGATACTAGGAATAGCCCTACACCTGTCTCCTGAACCAGCTTGCGGAGGTTGGTCATAATACTGTCGATAGCCTTACGTTCGTCACCGTTGTCCTGATCCGA